GCTCTGGTGTTTTAAATACCACAGCAACATGCTCATAGTCTGGCAACATATTAAACTTACGAGCACGACTTTTTACTGTAGTACTAGTTTGATCCCAGATAATGTCCTTACCCGCTGTTCGTGCATCAACAACCTCGGCCGCCATTAACTCAACAGCCCTAGGCATATATTCATCAAACACTTCTGAATATGTCTTACCTTGAGATATGGCATAGGCTAGCACAAATTTGTCAGTGGATATATGAGTGCAGTTATCTGCCCACTCCTGATTGGACACCCATGTACTCTTTCCAGCGCCTGGTACACCGATCAATTGATAACAATATTTTTTTGATTTATCTTTGGACATGATGACCTCTAATTTCGTTGTTCTTGATACGGTTAATTGCGTATTGTATTGATACAACAATTTCACCAGTTGAGTCCATACCTACATCGAACGCACGATACTTTTCTAACCCACTCACACCTCCGTGTAAGTGACCATGAAAATGTAAAGCACCTCTGTGCATTTGGTCCCATTCAGCAATCGGATAATGGAACATGACAATCTTGTGACCATCATATACAATATCCAAATACTTGTGTATTTCTGCAAACGCACTACGAAATGTTGCATCCATTAATGTCTTACGGTCATGGTTACCTTCGACTAAGATTTTAGTACCGTTCAACCTCTTGACCATTCGGCCTGCATCGCTACCTGACATGAACGCTACATCACCTAAGATGTAAACGGTATCTTCGATAGCAACTTTGTCATTCCATTCGTCTGCCATAGCAGAGTTCATGTAATCAACATCATCGCGGAAACGAGCACGTGTTTGGGGGCAGAACTTCATTATGTTCTTGTGACCAAAATGTAAGTCACTTGTGATCCAAGTTTTCATCCTGCCCTCCTTTGTTAACTATTCTCCATATACTCGTCGCCGGGCATTGGAACATGTTTTTCATTAGGGTCGTATGTCCAACCCAATGCTTTCATCATACGATGCTTGACCAATAAGTTAGGACTGCGGAATCTTTCAGTATCCTGAAAGCCCATCATTACTCCAACTTCGGTTACAGCACCACTACGGCAAATACCTGCTGTACAATGCACGACCACGTTCATACGATTTTCTAGTGCGTGTTGTAACAGTCGGACAAGTTCGTTAGCCTGTTCCTGACTGCATTTCATTGCTTCTTCAAGTACTTGATCTTTTTCTTCTACATCAAGGAACTCAAAATTATGACGCTCTTTGAAATCGTGAAACGCAACTGGTTTCCAACCTGCAGGATCACTGATACTGATTAGCATACTATTCTTGCCGGCATCATGGTGAAATCCTTTTGGGATATCAACAGCCGCTACATTTTCAATCCATGGCATTTAATTTCTCCAACTCTTTCTTTAAACGACTATGGAAAGTATCTTCTCCATCATCGCCACTTACTAGCCAATCAATGCGCTGTGCATAGACATGTGCCTGCTGTAGAATTTGTAATCCTTTTTTAAACTCTGCAATAGTTTCTGGAGTATAATGGTAACCTTTACGGTCTCCATATTCATTTACTTCTTCACTATCATTGTCAAGGATCAACTGCTCTACTTCAGTTGCAATGGAGCCAATATGATATTGCTCATAGTTAAAATGTCCGCCACTCATATGTTACTTCCAAAGTCTCAATAGATTAACAAACTCGGGCCATTCAACATCATGCCGTGGCTTTAAGACTATTGCTAATTCAGCATTGTCCATACGGCTTTCAGTTACAACCAAATGGTCCTCTAACTGTTTAAGCATAACAAACTCTGCAGGAGTAACTGCACAGGTTACTTTCTTAAAACTGTTTGCTAACCAGGCTTGATAAACTTCATCATCCTTGTACTTCAAATGGCACATTAGTCCAGCATGGGCCGCGGCATTCATTGCCATGCCCACAGGCGTTCCTTCCTTAACACAAATATACATCTTCATTGGCTTCTCCGTTTCATCCAGGTGTAGTCTACACCGTCTGGACACTTACCGTCTTTGACGCTGTCAGCACCAAAGATGCCAACGATTTCCATTCCGTTACCTACTATTGTAACACAAACATTTAATTCCTTAGCATGTTGCATTGCCAAATCTAAGTTGGAAAACTCTGCTTCATATTCTTTTACTTTTACTTTATACATACTATTATTCTAACATAGGTTTTACCTTATGTCAACCTATTTGGCAGGGGTGCTTGGAATCGGACCAAGGATAACGAGTTCAAAGCCCGTTGTGTTACCACTACACCACACCCCAACAGAACACTTGGTGCAACCTCCAGGAATCGAACCTGGTTCAACGGATCTTCAAACCGCCGCTATGACCACATCAGCTAAAGTTGCACATTGGTACCAGCGGAAGGGATCGAACCTTCTCAAGAACGCTAATCTGGCGCTAAAAGGCTTATAAGACCTCTCTGACTTCCAAGTCTCGCTGGCATAAAACATTTAGGGGTGACCAACGGGATTTGAACCCGTACTGACAAGGTCACAACATGTAGTGCTACCATTACACTATGGCCACACCTAAATGTTCTATTTGGTACCCCCGCCAGGATTCGAACCTGGAACAACGGTTTCGTAGACCGGTATGATTATCCATTTCACTACAGGGATATTTGGTGGTAATGGAGGGAGTCGAACTCTCACAGCGCACCGTATGAAGGTGTTGCACTACCATTATGCTACATTACCATATAGAAACACACTAGACGAGGCGACCTCGTGGCCACAAGTTCCTGCTTATCTCTAATGTGTTTTTATATGGTAGGACCGGAGGGATTCGAACCCTCACCTGGCGGATTAAAAGTCCGCTGTGCTAAACCGTTGACACTACGATCCCGTATTGGTCCCTGCGGCCGGAATCGAACCGGCAACCTTCTGATTAAGAGTCAGTTGCGCTACCAATTGCGCCACACAGGGTTAGTTGTATTAAAAGTTTCTTTAATGTCTTAATACTATATTAAAGAGTTCTTTAATGTGCCAACCCTAGACCAATACGGGATCTAGAGCGACACTAACGTTTAGCACGTTTCATTGTCGTTCTCCTTTGTTGATATTACGCTTTTGGGCTTGGCGTTCTGATTTCCAGAACACTCGTTTCCAATCTTTCAAATGCTTCCACCATTGTGGAGGCGCTGTTAGGTTACCTTTTTTGACGTTTGCCATTCAAGTTCCTTTATAAAACAGGATGCTTTTTTACGGTTTAGATTAAAAGTCTAATGTATAAAATTTGCTGGACGCATCCTCAAACTTGGTGCCCCATGACAGAATCGAACTGCCATCCCCTGATTACAAAACAGGTGTTCTACCATTTAACTAATAGGGCAAAATTGGTCGGAGTACTAGGATTCGAACCTAGGACCCCCTGGTCCCAAACCAGGTGCGCTAGCCAGACTGCGCCACACTCCGAAATTAGGTGTTTCTAATGTTGTAACTAGTGTTACGTACTAGATCTTGATATGCGGGATTACTTTCTTCTTTTATCATGATTCTCGTGATCCCGTCGATTACTTGCTGTGGTACGCTGAGTAAGAAACTATTAGTTGCATACCTGGTACCTGATGTTATTGTTTCTACTTCGTGAACCCAAAAATAGTCTGCAGGCCAAATCATTGCTTCGCCTGCATCTAATCTCACGCGATGTTTCCCATTCCAGAAAACAAAGTCTCCGCCAGTGTATTCATCATTTAAATTAAATGTTGCACTACCGTATACAAACGGCACGTGATCACTGTGTGGATGGATTTTTGCACCTGTTTCATATTTTAATAAACGAAACATATGACTAAACTTCATGGTCTCTCTTATTGAAACATGGAACATTCCAAAACTATCTAGATAGTCCATGTACTCATTGATAAGATTTTCATTTGCACGAAACACTAGATTGTATGCTTCTGTGCCTTCTTGTAACGATGCACGTTTAAATGTAGAATATGTATCTATACCTGTAGTTGCATCTGGACAATGTTCTAATACATTGTTGTCGTTTAGTCTAGCATGTTCTTCAATAAGGAACTGACATTCTTCTTTAGTGAACGCTTGTTTCTTATGATATATTAATTTTGTTAA